CAAACAGGTTCATTTACTCCAGCTACAAGCACTACAATTTCAGCCCTTTTACATGCTGATTCTTCATCATTTGTTCTAGAAACATTAGGTGAAGGAACAGGTATGAACAGTTCATCATCTTTATCCCCTTCAGGAGCATTGGATAGTGGAAGTGATGATAATTTAAGATGGGAAATTGCAAGCCCCAACACATCTTCAGGTATATTCAGTGTTCTAATTAGAAAAGGAAATGACACAGCTAAAGCAAAATCTGTTTTAGAAACATTTACCAATGTATCTTTAGACCCTAAATCACCTAATTATGTTGCTAGAATAATTGGAAACCAAGTAGTTAAACAAAGAGGTTCAGGAACTGATGTTTATTTACAAACAACAGGTTCTTATCCAAATGGTTCAAGATATGTAAGAGTAAAATCAGTAACTTTAAAAACACCTGATTATTTAGATAATGGTGGAATAGCTAAAGCCCAATATACTCAATCAATCCCAATCGTTCAAAGTGGTTCATTCAATAGTGCTACAGGTGAAATAGCTCCAGCTAATGCCACTTATTATGAAAATATAAGTAATACAAATACTCAAGGTTTAACAGGTGCTAACTATGAAATGGCTTTTAATTTATTAGCTAATAAAGATGAATTCCAATTTAATTCAATTGCTGCTCCTGGTTTAATACATGAAAATGGTGACCACGCAACATCTCTTAATATTTTAATTAGCAACATAGAAAATAGGGGGGATGCTTTAATACCTCTAGATTTAGTAGGATATGCTTCAACCATAACTGTGGTTACAACTAAAGCTGCAAGTGTGGATAGTTCATATGCTGCTTCATATTGGCCTTGGCTACAAACAATAGATCCTGATTCACAAAATCTAGTATGGGTTCCAGCTTCAACACTTATGTTAGGAGTTTATTCTTATAGTGATAAAGCAGGTGAACCTTGGTTTGCCCCAGCAGGTATGAGTAGAGGTGGAATGGGTTCAGTAACACAAGCTGAAAGAAAATTAACCCAACCTAATAGAGATACTTTATATGTTGGTAAAGTGAATCCAATTGGAACTTTTCCTGGAAAAGGAGTTGTTGTATTTGGACAAAAAACATTACAAACAAATAAAAGTGCAACTGATAGAGTAAATGTAAGAAAATTATTAATTGAACTTAAATCATATATTTCTCAAATTGGTGATACTTTAGTATTTGAAGGTAATACAGTAGCTTTAAGAAATAGTTTCTTAGCTGATGTAAATCCTTACCTAGATAATGTACAACAAAGAAGAGGATTATATGCTTATCAAGTTGTAATGGATGACTCAAATAACACTTCAGACCTAATCGACAGAAATCAATTATTAGGTTCAATTTGGTTAAAACCAACAAAAACTGCTGAATTTGTGTATCTTGACTTCAATATTCTTCCTACTGGAACTTTATTCCCTAGCTAGGTGAAATTTTTGAATACTAACATATTTATAATAAAACAAAAAACAAAATAATATTATGGCACTAGCTGACCCAAATGAAATATTTTTTAATGCCTTCGAACCTAAACAACAAAATCGTTTTTTACTTTATGATGCTGGAATACCAGCTTATATTATAAGGGGGTTAACAGGTGTAAATTTAACACAAGAGAAAATAACCCTCAACCACATCAACATCCAAAGATTTGTTAAGGGTAAAACCAAATGGGGTGAAATGGATATAACCCTATTTGACCCAATAACACCTTCCGGAGCTCAAGCAGTAATGGAATGGATTAGATTAGGACATGAATCAGTGACTGGAAGAGATGGATATTCTGATTTCTATAAGAAAGACCTTACATTGAATGTGTTAGGGCCAGTAGGTGATGTTGTAAGTGAGACTATAATTAAAGGTGCCTTTATTACAAGTATGGATTTGGGTGAGTATGATTGGGATAAGGAATCTGTAGCTCAAACAATTAAACTTAAAATTCAACCTGATTATTGTGTAGTCAATTTTTAGGATTATGAAAAAAAGTGAATTACGTAAACTAATAAAAGAAGAAATTGCACTTGTAAGAGAAGAACAGGCAGAAGCAACTTCAGTATTAAAATTTAATGGCACCCCAATAATTACATTTGATGCCAATACAGTTTCAACTGGTGGAGAAATAGGTGTTACTAAAGGGAATATTTCAAATGTTGAAATCCTAGATAAAGAAGCCTTAGGATATTTTATCAATAACATTGATTATGATGGTGGGGTAACAGTTAATGGGTTTGAATACGAACAATCTTAATTTAATTTTCTAACATATTTTATGAAATAACTTGGTTACCACCAAGTCTTTTTGTATATTTATGTTCGTAAATAAATTAAACTAAAATAGTAAAAGTTATGGAATTAAAAGAAAACCCTTACACTCTCGCTCCTGAAGTTGAGAAAATTGCAAAACCACTTCTAAATGATTTAACAAAACTAGCTAATATTTGTTATATGTTTTCTAGTAAAGAATCTAAATGGATGGGGAAACTATCAAAATGTTCAGCTCAAATGAAAAAAATTACTGATTTTGATTATGTTTTAACCATAAATTTTAATGCCTGGTTAGGTTCAACTGATGAATTTAAACAAGCTTTAGTATTCCACGAATTAGAACATATAGCTTGGAAACCAACAGTTAAGGACCCTAATATAGGTAGTTGGGGAACTGCAAAACATGATTTAGAAGAATTTAATAGTGTAGTAGCTAGATTTGGTAAATGGGAAGATGGAATAAAATATTTTGTTTCATCTATAAAAGAAACACCTAAAGAAGAAGATGAGAAAATTGAAGAATTGGTTACTGGATGTGGATGTAGTTTAAGTTCTAATTAAAATGGTATGATTAAAAGATTAGAACATTTATTAAATTAATATATTTATAATAAAATAATGGATAATTTCAATTACAAACAATACCTCAAAGAAGGTAAATTATTAAAAGAAAACCTAATTCAATTTAAAAAATAAAAATAAAGTTATTAACAAAAAACAAGCTATGAGTGAATTAAAATTCCCAACAGAAACAATTAAACTCCCGTCTAAAGGATACATTTACCCTAAAGACAACCCCCTTTCATCTGGTAAAGTAGAGATGAAATACATGAGTGCAAGAGAGGAAGATATTTTAACAAATCAAAACTACATCGAAAAAGGTACAGTTTTGGATAAAATGTTAGAATCTTTAATAGTTGATAAAATCAAAATCCAAGATCTTGTTGTAGGTGATAAAAATGCTCTCTTAGTGGCATCTAGAATATTAGGGTATGGGAAAGATTATAATTTTACCTATAAGGGTGAAGAAGAAAATATTGATTTATCTATTTTAAACAATAAAGAATTTGATACTTCCCTAATTAAAAAAGGGATAAACGAATTTTCTTTTACCCTACCAAGTACTGAAACTGTTATTACTTTCAAAATCCTCACAGGTGAAGATGAGAAAAAAATAGACCGAGAATTAGAAGGACTTAAAAAAATAAATAAAAATCTATCCCCTGAGTTATCAACCAGGATGAAATATTTAATAACATCAGTAGATGGGGATGGAGAATCAAAAACAATTCGTGAATTTGTTGATAGTCCTAATTTCTTAGCCCGTGATTCAAGAGCATTAAGGGAATATATAAAAAAGGTTCAACCTGACATTGATTTAAGTTATAATCTTGAGAGTGGTGAGGAGGTTACCATCCCTATAGGGATTAACTTTTTTTGGCCTGACTTTTAAAACAGCACCTAAAATTAGATTTAATTTATTTAAACAACTCCATGAATTGGTTTTTCATGGGAATAATTATGACTATTATACTGTTTATAATTTACCTATTTGGTTAAGGAAATATACTTATTCCGAAATCCAAAAATACCATAAACCTAAGGAAACAAATACTTTTGATTTCAACAATCCAGATAAAAGTAAATTACCACCCATTGCTAATAAAATAAAACCACCAAATTACATTACTGGACCATCACCTAAAAAGTGAGGTTTTTGTGTATAGGTTTGGCTATCTCAATTTTCCTTCGTATATTTATAATAAATAAACAAATAAATAATAAAATTAAAAAATATGAAAAAATTTAACTACAAACAATACCTTAAAGAAGGTAGACTAATGAGAGAAAATGAATCTGGTACAATATTCCATTTTGGTGATGATGATGTGGATATAGAAGCAGAATCAGGAGATTATTATGGGTATGATGAAGATGGGAAAATTACATTCTTATTAATCCTTGATGACGAAACAGAAGAGGAAATGGAATTTATGGATGAAGATGAGGCATTTGAAGAATATGCTCCTCCTATATTTAAAGAAATCTTAGGTAAAATTGGTGGAGAAAAAGTTGCTTTAGGTGATGAAATGAGTATTACTGTAGATTATAATAAACTCAAACAAACCTACCAAAAGTGAAAAAAAGTGAACTAAGACAAATTATTAGAGAGGAAATTGAAAACTTTAAAACTGAAC